ACGACCCCGACGTTGTTAGACGTCGAAACCGTTCCGAAATTGCGTTCATTATACGCATCGCTTGTCAACTTGTTATACACTAGTGATGTGTTTCGCTACATCGACCCCTGATGAGGTCTATGATTCGATTATGTCAGCCCCTTTGGTTGCTGACACTCGTGATACTGTGTGGTCCCTAGAAGATGAAGATTTCTCTGATTTCATCTTGGCCGCACTGGTTGCCCGGGCTTTAAGCCGTACTGAGAAGTACTCCCCTTGGGAAGGCAAAATTTGCGCTAATGGCAAGTATCCGGGGATCGTTAATCCCGATGTTAATGTAGCGGTGGAATGCGACATAGGCGAGCCTGGTTTGGCCGCCACCTCCGAGTTGGAGGTGTCTATCCCGCAGCGCACAGATGCGCTGATTCGTGGTCTAAATGCCGTGCTGGTTCATCACCGAGCACCCGTTGACATTCAGACGTGCGTGAGCGAACAGCTCCATGCACACCTCGATACCTCGGCAGACGAAGGAATATGGCTTAAGCGTAGCAAGTACGCCCTAACCTTCCCTCTTGCGAAGTATCTTGGTAACGAATTACCCCCGGTCCCAACTGATGGTGGTTGGAAACCCGCCGGGGTCCTCAAAAGATGGTTCGATAACAGACGGTTTTTTAACCGCCAGAATACACATCTTTGGTACAGTTGGTTGCAGGCCAAGCGTTCGACGCTACCTGCTTCCCTATCAATTGTACGAAAATCCTATGATACTCATCTATCGACGCTTACTAAGGTCGATCCTGGTAAAGAAGAGACGATCAAGTCTATCTTTAATGACTACTCTTTTATGAGAGTCTTGGATGATGTAAAAGCTAAAATGACTCCTATCTTCACGCGACTTTGCGAGAAAGGGGAGGGTTTCATTGAGATGAACCCTTCTGCTTCGGCTTGCTTTGAGCGATGCCGTAATGAAGGAGGTCAACAAGGTTTCTTATGTGAAATGACCGGTCAGACCGGCTTCACGAATACCGAGCTTTATAGGATGAACTTCTTTCCTAAAGTCTATTGTCGCGAATCACGGACAATGAGAACTCAAGAAGTTCGAGTGTACGAGGGTGAGTCCCAATGGAACTACCTTATCGGGCTATCTAAAGCCTTTGACCGTACGAGACCGATACGTTGCACTATTCAGGCCGTTGTTGAGCCTATGAAGGTTCGCATCATTAGTAAGGGTGAAGCTCTTCCTTACTATCAGATGAGACCTCTGCAACGTGCTCTCCATACAGCCATGCGTCGCATGGACTGTTTCCGCCTCATCGGACGCCCTTTGTGTCCGACTGATCTCTACGACTGTCGTGAATCCGTTCCAGCTAATTGGGAATGGTTTTCTGTCGACTATTCCGCCGCAACTGATGGCTTGTCCTGGAAGTACTCTGGTGAAATCTTTAAGTATTTGATTTCAGATCTTCCGCTCGATCAACGAGAAGTAGCCATGGCCGTTCTTGGCCCACACGCTCTGCACTATCCCTGTGAGGGACGTCCAGGTGTTCAGTTTAAAGGTGTTATGCAGAATGGCCAGCTTATGGGCTCTGTTCTGTCTTTCCCGATCCTTTGTTTAGCAAACTTAGGAGTTTACTTGGAGACGACGCGCGATCTGCACGCCGATCTCGGTTGGTCTCATAAACAGCGTCTTTCGCATGTTTTGATCAACGGTGACGATATGGTCTATGCCGCCCCTTTGGAGCTTTGGCAGACTCATATTCGAATTGGAAAGGAAGTCGGTTTAGAGATGAGTGTTGGAAAAGCTTACCACCACCGTGCCTATCTGAATGTGAATAGCACTAGTATTCACTTTGACTTGAGGGATTCGATTCCCCTTGGCATTATGCCCTCAGGAGATCTCTTTGATACTCCTCGAACAGATAGTGTCTCTCCCTGGCAAATTAATTTCCTTAATGTTGGACTCTTTTTTTGGTCAACATAAGGTCCAGGGCCGTGCGGATGATAAATCCGCTGGTGACGAGCTTGCAGGTTCACATCATGATGATGTTAGCTGCGTGGAGAACTTGAATTCGGTTCTCGCCGGGTCTCTGCCTGATCGGCAGTGTGACCTTCTAAGACGTTTTCTCAACTACAATAAGGAGAACGTGCTAAAGCAGACAGGACGACTCTATAACGTCGATGGACGAAAGAGTATGCGATCTAAGAATCTGTTCTTACCTGTGCAAATCGGCGGTTGTGGCGTTGTCGCCCCGCTTGGATGGAGATTTAAAATCTCATACAACGATCAAGTTGTTGCTACAGAGAAGATTCTTTCCTGTTGTGCTAAAATTTCTTTTGGACGACCTTTACCCGGTTATGAGTTAGAATCGATACCAGATTCCCTTGAAACTATGCCGTGGAAACGTACATGCTCCGATCTGGACCAAGATGCGATTATGTCGATCTTTGGTGCGTTTAAATGTCCGAAGAAATTAATGCATGTGCCTGTCTCCTATTGGGAAGATGTCAGGTCACTGAGGCTATGAGGAAGCGCTGTGCGCTACTCTCTCTTAGGTTGTTGTTCCTAAGTTTCCAGGACCCGGTCAAGTCGTTAAACTGACCATTGGGTTCTTATGTTTATGCCCCAAAACGTTGCCGTTCTCATATATTGAGTAAGAATGGATTGTTTATGTTCACTGGCGAGGTGCTATGCCAGCAGGACACCATTCCTCGGATGAGAAGAGTGCGTAAAGATTTACGTGACTAAGTACGTTACCCTACTCCACGATCTGTGAGATGCTTGGGATTCCTAGCTCTGCCCCGGCTCTTTGCCGGAAGAGATGGAGCGTATGGAACGTCGAGAGACTGCACGGGGCAGTCCAGAAAAGCAATAGATGTGATCCAATCGTCGTAGACAACTGGTCAGGGTCTTATAAAGATACGTCTAGGCGCCTTTACGGAGGTATGAGAGATAAGACCGGCTTCTGCCGGAATATTCTACTCTATCACGACTGAGTTTGAACACTCAGGTGGCGCCGAAGCGGCATATATGTGATATTGGGGTGGGATTCCCCATGAGGAGCGTAAGCGGGCAATGTATCCAGCTTCTCATCAATTCAAAAGTGAATATGACGTATATGCCACAGCGTAGTCCTACCTGTGGGGGGTTGCTCCCTAAGATAGCCAGCGGTAATTCGCGAGTCAAGTCATCTATCTGGATTCATAAGGATGAACAGTCCGCGTTAGTTCATAGCGGATCCAATCCAATGAACCGAAACAACAACAACAAGAAATCTCAGGGGGGTCAGGCCAAGAAGCCATCTCCCCAGAACAAGAAACCAGCAGCGAAGGTGACGATCCGTCGACCTTTCGCTCGGTCTGCTCCGATCGGGAGTGGACCGGTTCTTTCCGACTACTCCGTAGGCTCTTTTGCAGCACGAAGCGGATCGCGTATGTCCTTGGGACCGCGAACTGACTCTCAGAGTCAGAAGAACTTCCCTGCGGTCCGCAATGCGGATCGCGGTGGTCCTCAATCAGAGGTGATTACCTTTGATGAGTTGGTCGCGGAGATCAATGGTTCGATAGCCTTTGCTTCGACCAAATTCCCGATCAATCCGGGTGTGCCCACTACCTTTCCTAAAGGTTCTATAAAGGCGGCGCTCTACTCGGAATGGAGATGCAACAAGCTTGAGTTCTATTACAAGCCTGAAGTAAGCGCGTTTGCGACTCAAGGTCAAGCCGGCAAGGTTATTCTTGCGATTGACTACGACGCGTCGAATGCAACTCCCACCACCAAACAGCAAGTAGAGGTCATGCATCGTGTAGACGACATGCCCTACGAGAAGATGGCCCTCCAGGCCGATGCACGTTCGATCAATCGATCTGATGCCAAGTACGTCCGCGCGGTGGCGCTCGGGCTTGGACAGGACGTGAAGACATTCGATGGAGGAAACCTCTGGGTCTGTACCCAGGGGCAGGCAGGAGC